TTAGCTGATTGACACATCTACATGAAATTGAGTTGAGTCTATTCTCTCGTTATTGGAATATATTTTTAGCATGCTATTAAAGTCTCCATTGCCAAAATAATACAAATCAAAAACAATATCTTTACCTGAATTTAAATCTAAGGTAACAGTTCCTTTAGAGTATTTTTGTTCCCGGTTATTATAGATATCGTATTTCTTAATCAATAACTTTCTAACTTTTATATCCACTTCCTGAGCGGTTACTTTCGGTTTATTGACTGTAATAAACATAGGCGGCTGTTGTTTACTTTTATCCCACACGTTTATAGGAACTTTAATTTCTTTTTTTTCTGAATTAGTTAATGTAATTCCACCAAACGCTTCATACCTTTTCCCTGGACATTCACAAGCCTCTTGTGCAGATAGAGCATAAATATCTACTTCTTTATCTTTGAATTCCTGTGATATCCAATCTTTCTCAAAAAAAACTGACAAATTTTTATCCTTGACACTATATTTCAACATATGGCTTGTTACAATATCTGGAGAATTTTTTATACTATCGGCTTCAATTAAGTTAGAATCATGCTTATAAAGCGATTCTAGATTATGTCTATTGGTTGTATTATAAGAATTTGCTTGAACAACATTGGAATATAAAAGAAATGACAAACATATAATCATGCTGTAGATTTTCTTATCAATATGTGAGTAGCGACAATTATATCTCATTTTTTCTCCTTAAAGATTTTAACTAAATGCTTTGTTGGTGTTTGTTTAAGTCATTAAAAGTAAGGTCCAATCATTTAATGAACATTCGCTCAAATAAATACAAAAAGCCCTCCTGTAAGAGGTTAGGGGAGCCAAAGAAAATATACCACGGCCGTAACAATATTATCTATATTAACTACTCTATTCATAAATTTTATGTTAATTATTAATAGTAATCACTCACATAATCTTCTCCATGAAGAGCTTTATCTAGTTCCCGACGGATATCATTTGCAGTTGCTTTTTTAACCCAAACTTGATTCATCCAATAGCGAAGATTAGAGTTATAAGTGTTTGCATCCCAATTTAGTTGACGATCATATTCATTTAGAATATTTCTAACATTTAAACTAGATAGGCGAGTAGTGCTAGCACTGACTGTGCTACCAGTGTTTAGAGCAATACCTGTAGTTAAAAGCGCTAACGCACTAACAAGGAATAATTTCTTTTTCATATTAATTCAAATACAACTTTCTTTTTTTATATGTCGACATAATACCATTATATAAGTTTAATATAATTAAATCAATATTATATTATATTTTATTTTTTGTGAAAAAAATTAAAAACCGCCCAGAAATTATCTGAGCGGTTTTGTCTTATCTCGGAGCTTTACCTCCTATCTAAAAGTACCAAAGTTGGTCACACGTCGTCCGTTTTCGGAATTTCCGACGTACACATATCGTCTAACACCAGTAACACTGATGTATGTCACCCAAATATAACCATCTGAGTCAATCCAACCATCATAGTTAAATTCCATGTTTTCGCCATAAGTTGCCACAATTTCTGCATCTAGACGAGGCGCAGAACGGACGTTTAAAGCAGCAACACGAACAGTAAAGGTACCTGTTTCAGGGTTAGCTACATAAGTACCATCTAACTGTGCAACCACTGGAGCGCTTGGCTCTGTCACTGCTGCTGGCGTACTATCGTAAGGAGGGTAAAACCAACCCAAAATATATCCAGTGCCATCTTCAAATGGGCGGTCAACATATCGAGCTGGACCACCGATGTAAAGGGCGTCAGCATTACCATCCACGTTTTGCTCGATGTTATGCAGAACATATCCGTCTGACGTCACAATAACTAATCCAGTATGACCGTAACCATGAGCATAGGTCACCATCACAAAGATAGCCCCAGCTCGTGGATTAACTCCAGGAGCATTATAGACCACTTCCATTCCTTGGGCAGCTGCACTATCTAGTAAGTCAATAGCATTGCCCCAAAGGGCAATGCCAAAATATTTTGTCGTGATCCAGTTTGGCAAGTCCACGCACTGCGTACCGTAAACATTATCAAGATCAACTCCTTGGCCAGCATCCGCTAATCCTTTTGCAAAAGACAAGACTTCGTCTAAAGTTGCCATATCAGTTACTTCCTTTCTTCAAAAAATGGGCTTAAAATCAAAGCAACCACAGATAATGGCACATACAGTATTGCGATTGCTATAACTAATGCTAATCGTGTGACTGCTTGTCTCATGCTACTCCTCTTCTTTTTGTTTTAAATCAACTTGTGGCGCCTCGAGTTTAACACCTGTTTTATCAATTTTGATTGTCGCAATATCAAACTGGTCTGTATCACGTTTGAGCTTTTCGAAAAATGATCTGACAAAACTTGGCATTGGCAAACCTAGTTGTCCCCAATTTTCTACGATTGAAATACCATAACATGCGATAAAAAAGAGGACAAAGGCGACTGCTAAAGGCTTAGCTCCGAGCAAGATTAGGTAAGGATAGACAGTATAGACTAACAACACAACTAAAAAGTGTTTAATAATGCCAGATAGTCCCTTTGTGCTATTAGCCCTCTTGTTTGTAATACCTTTTGTTAGCCCTGTGATAATGTCAAAACAAACAAAAAGTGTAAAAACGTGGATTTCAACGGTACGAACTAAATCACCGAAAAGGTGAATAAGACTTGTTAAATTAATAATCATCTAACCACCTCAATCCTGCTTAACTAAGTCCGCATACTTAATGACTGTAACTTTATCCTCTTCCTCTAGCTCTTTAAGCGTCTGTTTGTCATAAGTAAACAGCTCGTTGACATGTACAAAGACTAGGTTCCCTTCTCCCGCTTGATCTTCGTGCGACTCATCTACAACAGTAAACACGTCATAAGCCTGATACTCGCCTTGTTTAGCAGGCTCAATAAGCTCTAACATACCTTTGTAGATATCGGGTTCAACTTTCCCACCACTTGTCAATACGTGGATGGTTTGCAAGTTAATCATTCGCTGTGTACGCTCTGCGGACACCTTAGCTAGTCCAGCAGCTGTTTGAGCAGTTTTGGCAGTCTTAGCAGTTTCCTGTGAGATTTTTTCAAGGTCATCCACTTTTTGCACGGCTTCGCCCATAGCGATTTCGACGTATTCAGATTTTTTAAATTCTTCCAAAGTAGCTTTGATAATCTCTGTGTCATTAGTTGAGGTTAAGTCTTGCTTAATAAGTTGCGGGATAACAGCTCCATCCTCAGCAGCGATAATAATATGTGTGCTTGCGACTGCTCCTGTGCCATCAAGTTGTGGATATTTTCCTGTTACTTTCCAATTTCTCATGTTTATTTACCTTCTTCCTTCGGTGCTGTTGCTTCATCCAATTGTGCGTTTAGTTCTTCCAATTCGATTTCATGCTGTGCTTTTAATTGAGCATTTTCTAGCGTTAAATTAGCAACTTTAAGTGCTAAATCGTTAATAATTTTACCTAATAATTTTTCTTGCATTGTTTCTCCTAATTTATCCTATGCGGTTAGCCCAACCACCTGTACCTATATAGCCAATTTTAAGTGCTAAATCTTTTAACATCATGGCTACACGTTCGCCTTGCACATAGATATCTCCAACGTGGATTTGGTCTATCTTACGATCAGCTCTCCCTATGACATGCTTTATACCTCTGTCATTTTGAGGGATAAGGTAAGCATATCCTGACGTTGTTGAGTCAAAGAGCCATGGACTACGATTTTTATTTCCATAGATTGCTACACGGTTACCAACTAATTCAACAAAACTTGTCGATTGATAAGATGACTTCCCGTTCCAAATTCTTATGCCTCCGAAGGTTTTATTTTCATGGTTTTCTGACCCATCGCTATTAGAGCCTATAACCGTCATTGCAGCTTGCATGTTACCTATCTCAGATATAAAGCCTGACTTTGTCATCTTTATAAACTGACTAGCTGTACTGCTATCGATACGTCTCATGGCTGACTCATTTGTGTAATGGTTGATTTGACCGCTTTGCAAGTCTATTGTCATCGCACCATTACGAGCCTTAATAACTTTACCCTCAAGCAAATCAGTGATAGCATAGCTAATTCTTGCCTTGATAAAATTGGCATCTAAACCAACAATACTGCTAGCTTTGAGATTAATCACATTGATTTTGTTTGCATCGATTGTCCCACCGATAATCTGGTCGGCTCTTAGCTTGATAAACTCCCCTAACTTAGCCCCAAAAGCTCCATTAACCGTCGTATTGCCATCAAGAGCGATGTTTTTACCAGCTATTTGCACACCGCGGGAATTCAAGTTAATCGCTGAGATAATATCGCTGCCAGACATTTTACTTTGCGGAATTTTGTCTTTAATCGCAAGCATGATACTGTCGCCAGATTGCCGCAAGAGGGACTGGATTTTTCCTAAGGTCACAGACTGATTTATCAAGCTTTTTAGCTGTGTAAAGTTAGAGGAGATAGTGTTATCCTGATTGGATATCCTGCGCTCATAACCCGCTACAGTCTCTCTCAAACTGTTGTAATTACCCTCTGCGGACTGTAATCGTCGTTGGTAACTGTCTAGGCCCTGTTGTACACGACTGACAGCACCTTCACGGTTACTTATCTCTTGTGAGATTTGCCTGGCAGTTGCTTGTTGCGTTGATTGCAACCCACTGATTTTTGACTCCAGCTCTACACGCATACCTTGATTACTACGAGTAAACTCAGCTCGTAAGCCATCGAGCTTGCTTTCATAGGCCTCTGTAGTGCCTGACGAGGTAGTGGTTATTTTAGCGGACAGCTTACGTATCTCGTTATCATACCTTTGATACAAGCCTTGAGCAGTTGTTTGTATCTCAGCTTGTAAGCCGATTTTATCACTACGCATGGTGGCTTTGAGACCATCTATGCCCAGCTGATAGCTAGCTGATAGCTTTTTATCAGCGTTTTGATACTCTCTCCTTATACCGTTGATAGACTCATTGATAAGTGCTAGCTTTTTGCCAGTCTCCTCTGTGATACGAGTAGCCACACCTTGTGCGGAGTTGACTATCTCAGTCTTGATCTTACCGTCATAGTACTCCTGCAACATGCCACGGTTAGTCAACTTGATTTTTGACCAAAGTTTGGAGTTTTTAGTATCTGTTAACTCAAGGCTAATCTCTTTGAGGTCTTTAAATAGTCCAGTCGGATTACCTGTCCCCTCGACAACCACAGGCGCCACATAGCCAGTCGCTTTATCCCCTCGCTCAATCATGAGCTGATTAAAGTGCGCTGTGCCTAAGCAGTTGCTGGCTAGTCTAACTGTTTGGTTGTCTTGACTAGCAGTAAATGTATAATGCACACGTCCATCCTTACCAATAACGAGATTTGACTCGTCTAATGTCAACGTTGGATCTCTACTCATATCTCCTCCTTTTTACATTTGCTTAGCCGTTAAGAGTGCTTTTAATTTTTCGACTTCACCATCAACATAAGCTTTGGTTGCCGCATGATCATTCGCTATGGGATCCTTGAGCTTCAGGTTGCCATCAATCTGCGAAGTTTCCTTGGCATAAAAACCACCGTCAGACTTGACGTAGAACTTATCATCACCAAGATTTCTAATCCTAAGCAACTTCCCTGTCGTTCCTGAGGTTGAGTTAATGTAGATTCCTTGAGCAGCAGTACCTTTTCCGCCTTTCTGTTTTTTAACGATATCAATAGATAACGCTGCAGCGTTTTCATCGTAATTTGCCTCAACGCTTGGGTTTTCGTGTGTGATTTTGAGCGTTCCCAATGCTTTTTCGACGCCTCTAATTTGCATCGCACTACCATTTTCATTGCCGCTAGTAATATTAAGCGCAGAGGAAAAATTGGGGGTGGTTGGCTGACGCATCGCAATATTAACGGCATTAGTCTTACCGCTGTAATCGACAAAAAGCGCTGATTGATTGAAGGTCTCTTTACCCGTCCGCAAGCTCATTAACGGCCCATCACTGGTATCATTGTTAGAATAGACAACAACACCAGCACCTTCCGATTTAGACATATCAATGTTAATCGCTCCTCCTACGGAAGATGAGGGTTTAATACCACTTTTANCGCTAGTAATATTAAGCGCCGATGAAAAATTGGGGGTGGTTGGCTGACGCATCGCAATATTAACGGCATTTGTTGTTCCCTTATAATCGACAAAAAGCGCCGATTGATTGAAGGTCTCTTTACCCGTCCGCAAGCTCATTAACGGCCCATCACTGGTATCATTGTTAGAATAGACAACAACACCAGCACCTTCCGATTTAGACATATCAATGTTAATCGCTCCTCCTACGGAAGATGAGGGTTTAATACCACTTTTATTAGGTTTAAACTGTAGTTGACCTGTCATGACGCCGCCTTTGAGATTTAATTTCTTGTCAAGCTCTTGCTTCGATTCAGCTTTTGTATAGACGGTCTCTTTATCTGCTTTTTGTTGTAGTTTCTGAGCGGTCTCGACTTTTGTCGCTAATTCATCGATATTTGGCTTGTTAGTCAGTAGATTGTAATCGAGTGGGCTAATGTATCCAAGTTCACTAAATCGATTGTGGCCATCACCTGCTCTGGCAAAACCTGTGTCTGTCTCAAAGCCTATCTCACCCTCCAGTAAGATGACATCACTACGAGCCCACTCGCTAGCAGTCATCCGCTTAAATTGGACTCGCAGCGGTATATTTTCACTCATTTTTTACCTCCGTCTAATATAATTTGTGGACTGTCTGACCACTGCCCTGCTATCGTGGCATTATTGCCGTCCACAACCTCTTTATAGCTCATATCCAGGGCCAATTCCTGCACCTCCGACGCGTTTAAATCTATCTGCTTAGATTTATACCAGTCGCTGGTTACAAGCACTGTGTAGCTAAACGGATAAACACTGATAACCTCTTTATCTTTAGTGAGGTCAAAGGTCTGCGACTCCATTTTTGCTTTAGTTGGTGTCAGCACTAACTTAACTCCCTTGTTGTTAGCCTGTGTCAGCGTGACAGCCACTTTTTGGAGCAGCTCACAAGTCTGACTAAAGCTTATCGTGTACGTCTCGCCACGCTTAAAACCACCGTCGTTGGCTTCTACTTCTATGTAATCCTCATCATAGGTTTTGGTGCGGTTAGGGTCGCCAACCAGCAAATTTTTGTTGTAGCGGGTCTTACCGTTGTTACCTAAAATTTCGGCGTTTAGACGGGACGTCTCGCTCGTTTCACTGACTTTGTTTTTGAGGTCATCAAAGCTTTGTTTAATCGATGGGATGTCATCAACTTTGATAGTCTCTGTGATTTTTTTAATCGCTTCCTCTGGTAACGCTAGGTTTTTGAGAGTTTCACGAAATTCATCGAGTTCTTTGTCAGTGCGCTGGTTGATTTCTTCTTGCGCTTTTTTGGCTTTTTCGATTTCAGCCATTGCCTCGTCAAAGGCCCGTTGGTTAGGGTTTAAATCCTCTGTATCTAGTACCTTGACCCATTGATGGCCATCCCAAATCCAAGTGCGCTGATACTTACCATTTTTTTCGAACCAGTAATCACCTATCTTGTGCTCAATATTGTCATCTGGTTTTTCGTACCAAACGCGTTTACCATTGATGTCATTGAGGTATTTAGGCAGATTGAGTTCAAATTGTTTTTGGTTGTTAGTAATAACCTTTTGATTATTTTCCAACGCATTGATACGTTCGGAAACACCACCAGTCAAACTTTTAGAGATGGACTGACCAATCGTACCAAGTTTTATTGTGTGGTTGCTATCTGTATAGACGTCATAGACAATCTCCACAACTTTTTCAGACTCGGTTGTGATGCCAAACTTTGGATAGTAAAGCGGTACAATATCGCAAAGCTCGACCTCCTCCATGACCCGAAAATCTTGATAGTCAAGTGTTTGCGACAGGTCGATATAATCAACCTCTATGCTGACTTTAGGGGAGCCTACGTTATTATCCTTAAGATATTTCTGAGCTAACTTCCTGAGTTCTTCTTCTGTTGGCTCTTTTTTACCCTTGTCATCATTAAAATGACTAGATAAATCAACCATTTGGATTCTGCGTTGGGCATATAACTCAAGATACTGACCATCTAGGATAAATTCAGGCAATGTCACTAGCTGTTCTTCGGGTTGCTCATGCTCGCCTACGTGAGGCTTACCAGAGGCTTCCTCTTGCGGTTTTGGTTGTGGCGTATATCTTACGTAAGGATAGATAGAGGTGTAATTGCCATCTAGCAATCGCTCCTCCTCTACGCTGACAATATTGCGACCATACTCCAACACAGTAGGAGCTTTACGACCCATTTGTTTGTGTAAGATGATCGTGCGATTGTCAAACTCGTACTCACCACCGTAAACATCTAGGATAGAGCCAGCGACACCTCCGAGAGCGCCACGGGCATTGCCGATTTTATCAGCTTCCCAGCTAAAGCTCCCGAGCGTTAAGATGTCGCTTTTAACATCAAAAGTATCATCACCGACAAGGTTTTTCTTCCAGATTTCTAAAGCTGATTCGGCTCCTACGCTCGCACCGTTTACAAACGGTTTTAAAGCAATATCCTGTGTGCGCATAGAGATATGACGCGCAAAAATCTCGATGTGGTCTTTACTATTTCGTAGTACCCGATTAATCTCAAAAGTCTGCCATTTGGTTCTACGACCAGCGTCAGACTTAATCTTCATTTCCTCTTTAAAAACTGAGGCAAAGACACCATCTAGCGGATATTTGATGTACAGTGAGTAATTACCATTGTGCTCACGAGTGGCTTTAACCTCATAAGCATCCGCAATCTCACCGAGACCAAAAGTCCTAAACTTGGTTTCCTTAGACTCATACAAAACTGGTATCATACTTTAACCCCCCAGTTTGGCACTGCGGTAATTGTAAAGCTACCAGTCCACGAGATTTTATTTTGTCCAACGTCAAATAACGGCATGCGGTGGCGCTCTGTCCGCACGATATTATCCCAAGCCGACAAGACATCTTTATAGACCAGATGCCTCTCCATATCTATGACGAGTTCTCCTTGCACATTTTCCAGCCCTGTCTTAAAGCCATTAATGGTTAAAACCCCATTGCCTATACCTTTGATTTTTAAGATAGGTTTAGCCTGAACATTGCCGGGATTTTGTAGAGTACTACCATTAACGAGAGACACCTCTTGCTTACCCGTTTTTAAGTATTTGATAGGGTGGATTAAGAAGTTGATTTTCAGTCTGCCGAATTGTTTTAGAATCTCGTCTATCTCAAAAAGATTGACAACACTAGCCCGATAGATATAGTCCTTGTCCCAAGACAAAGCTAAGTCATGCCAACCTTTGACGTGCAACCATTCACTTATTTTTTGTTGATTGGCAGTCACGTCACCAACCAGCGAAAAAGGAAAGTCTTGCTCAACCGCTTTTAAGCGTTCGTTGTCTTTAATAAGTACACCGTCACGACCATCGACTTCTATTAAATTGACATCGTTGCTCGTTGACTTAATAGACCGCTCGCGTTCTAGTAACAAACCTAGACTATCGCTTTTAGTGCCGTTAAACTCAATGTATCTCACTAAGCTAACCTCCCTTCTTCACCTTTTGTGTAGTAAGCTAATTCTCTGAGTAGCCGTCTCATGTTTTCTTGACTAAACATATCTTCTGAACTACTGCTATTAGTAGCGTTTAGTGTATAGTTGTTTGTGACATTTCTGTCATCTCTGTCTTTAAGCAGCTTAATCAACTCGGCAAGTTGTGGATCAGCGTTAACGACTACAGTTCCTTTATCTTGCACAGATTTAAGACGAGTTGTTAAGCTAGCGATTTTTGTATCATCAAAACCTATTCCATTTGCATAGTGCGGGAATAACTGTTTTGTTCGGCTGGCCTTTAAAACTTTTGACCCTCTCGGTAGAGGGAGGATAACGTTTCGACCAGTTGGGATAAATGATTCTCCAGTCGGTAAGGTAACTAACTCTCTATATAGCGCCCCTTTTTGGTCATTGACCATAGCTAGACCGCCGGGGTGGAAATCAGTTCCTTTTTCATGTCCGAAAATCTTACGGACAAACGTTGTAATGGTTGTTGTAACACTTCTTGGGATTCTAGCCAGTGACCATATAACATTTTCTGCAACGCCGCTTGCGTTATCTTGTGCTCTGATAACAGCTGGACTATTTTGTTTAGGACTATTGACTGCCCTATTGGCGCTTGCAACATCTGGTCCAGTCTTATCCGATGCCTTCACATCGGCTGGCGCTTTCTGCTTGACATTATCAATCTTACTTTGCGCCGACTGAGTATCACCAGCTGTTTTATCCGTAGCATTCACATCAGCAGGTACTGTTTGTTTAACGCTATCAAGAGCTTGTTGAGCGGACATAGTTGGTTCTTGTGTTAAGTTTTTCGCTAACAGAACTTTTTCTTCCGGTGTCAACGCTTGCCATTGTGCTAGTAATTCTTTGCTATCAAAGATTTCAAGCATAGCCTGTTGACCATCCACAACCAATTTTTTCTGTTCTAACGTCATGTTTTGCCATTGGCCACCAGCTACTAGCATTTCAGCAAGTGCGGCTCTCCCCGTCGGTTCAACATCAGCGTTCTTAACCATGATTTCAAAACTGTTCCAACCTTCTGCCGTTGATAACAATTCATTTAAACTTTGTTGTGGGTTGTCGCTCGTAAACAAACTATCCCATTGAGCGTTAGCAGCTGCAACCTCTGCCGTGGCATTAGCGGTATTACGTGATAAAACTTTCAACGTTTCGCCAGATTTTTCGGTGTAATAGGCTAGTTTACGATAAGCATCATCGTAGCTAATACCAAGCTTTTGTGCCATATCTGATGCCATTTGGCTTATCCCTTGGTGGATTTCTTCTTGACTTTTGCCAGATTCTTTTAACCGTTGGACACGCTCCCTCTGAATAGCAAGATACTGATCATTCAAAGCTTTGGTTTTTAGGTTGTGCTGCATATTAAGTTCGGTAAGTCTATTCAAAACTTCCTGTCTAGCAGCCAACTCTTCAGCACTCAATTTACTAGTGTCGCTGCCAAATTGCTTCAAAATCTCTTTTAACTCTGCTTTTTTTGTTTTATATGCAGAATTTTCTTTATCGAGCATCTTAACAGTGTTTTCAGATACTTTTTCCAACTGCCTTGCATTTAGCGCATCTAACTCGTTATTCAAAGCTGCTGTTAAAGCTTTCTTTTCTGATGCAGAAAACTTCATTAAATCAAGTTGAGCAATAATCATTTCTCTCTGATTTCGCAAAACAAGTTCTTTTTCAGCGCTTGACAACTGGCTCATGTCACCATTGTGCTTCTCCATGATTGCTTTAATCTGGGTGTTCATGCTTTTAACATTGTTAACTACTGATTCAGTTTTGGATTTCAAAGCATTTATGGTTTCTTCTGACAATCCTAATTTTTTAGCTAAGTTTATATTCTTATCTAATTTTGATTGAGCTAACTTTTCAATACTTCCGACCAAATCATCAAAAGCTTCAGTCACTTTCTTAACGCTACCTGCGCCTGCCTCGAACATTTGCAAAGAAGTGTTAGTTTCGTCAACTTTTTTCTTAAAGTTACTTAGTGCAGTTGCTTCTGTCGCGGAAACAGCGGTTCCCCACTCTTCCGTGCGTTTTTGGGCTTTATACATGCTATCAGCAATTAAACCAATACCAATAACAGCTGCGCCACCTAGCAAAACACCCCACGTTACCGGGTTGCTTAATAAGGCAACCGCGCCAGTCAAACTGCCCATAGAAGCTGTGGCAGCTTCAGCTCCAACACTTGCTGCTACTGCACCGGCTTTAAACGTGCGTAGCCAACCAGATAAAGCACCAATTCCTTTGCTCATCTTGCCGATAGCTTGAATGGTTCCGCCGATAACACCAATACCCTTACCCAAAATAGATAAAGCCGGCCCAGCGGCGGCTGCAATAAGTCCCCACTTGATAATTTGCTGTTGTTGCTCTTTGTCGAGCGAGTTAAATTGTTTAGCTAAGTCAGCCGCCATTTGGATGATTGGCTTCCCTGCTTCGAGCCCGTTTCTCAGAGCGTCAACCAAAGGACCACCAAATTCTATGGCTACATCATTGACTTCGTTTTTAAGCATTTTCAGCTTAGACTCTGTTGTCTCGTAACGTTTGTTAGCTTCGTCAGTCAACGCCGTGTTTTCTTTCCAAGCCTTATTGGAAATTCCAAGTGCCTTGCCTAATGTTTCAGATGCTAAACCTAATGATTTCAACATGTTAGACTGGCGAATACCGCTTAATCCTAACTCATCAAGTACTTTTGTGGCACTTTCGCCTTTTTTATCAAGTTGACCAAGCCCCTTAATAAACTCTTGCAATGCGACAATTGGCTTTTCTTTCCACGCTCTAGCAAAATCGGCTGAGGACATGTTAGCTATCTGAGCAAATTTATTTAAATTATCGCCTCCAGATGCGACTGCACGTTCAATAGCTGATAATGATTGAGTCATTGCTGTACCACCAGCTTCCGCCTCGATACCAACGCTTGACATAGCAGTTGCTAAGGCAAGCATTTCTTGGTTTGTTAAGCCTGCAAGCTTACCAGACGCGGCGATACGGTTTGTCATCGCTACGATGTCTCGTTCAGTTGTTGCGAAGTTATTACCCAACGCGACAACAGCACTACCAAAGCGAGAATACTCCGATGAAGCCAGACCTGTAATGTTTGCAATTTTAGCAATAGACGTCGCCGCTTCTTCTGCGGATAAATTGGTAGATTCTCCTAAATCAATCATTGTACGAGAGAAACTAAGAATATCTCCTGTCTTAACTCCTAATTGACCTGCTGCTTCTGCAACGTGAGCGATTTCAACAGCACTGGCTGGCAACTCTTTGGCCATTTGTCTAATGCCTTGCGACAACTTAGCATAGGATACCGTCGCCGTTTCATCCACGGTTTTCTTGACACCGGCAAAAGCAGATTCATAATCGACAGCCGCTTTAATAGCATAACCAGCTCCTGCAACAATCGGAGCTGTAACTCCTCTTGTAAATGCAGCACCTACACCGGCGACAGAATCGCCGAATGACTTCATCTTCCCGCCAATTCTTTCAGCAGCTTTACCAAATCTTGTAAAGACGCTAGTTTCAGTGGCTAAAGCTCGTAATCTGTTTTGCAATTCCGCCACTTGCGCTGCTGTTTCTAGCATGGCTGATTTAGCGCCAATTAATTTTTGTTTTTGCTCAGCAGTAGCGTTATTAACATCACCTATCTCTTTTTTTAGGTCGCTATATTTTTGTGACTGAGTTTTTAGTAATTCTTGGTAACCTTTTAATGCACTACCTGTTTCAGCATAGACCGCTTTAAGACCTTTAATCCGCCCGCCATGCCCTTGAAAGCTCTTTTCAACTGCTTTTAACGAGTTATCTAAGCCTTTCATGTAGGTTTTTAGGTTTCTTGTGTTTGACATAAAGGGCGATATGTCTAATGTAGCTGTTGCTACCAAATCACCTATATTCCCCATTTAGTCTCCTTTCTAGCCGAAAAGGAATGGGAATGCCTTATCCAAGGTCGTTTCAATCACTTCTTCTTTTTCGACAGTTTCAATTTCTAGTGCTTGTACCATCAATTCGATGTCTGATAAGCGCATTTTTTTAATATCTAAAATCGTATAGCCATTCTTTAATAGACTTTGTACCCACATCAGCAAATTATCTTTGGCTTCTTGAGGGGTTATTGTTCCTTTTTTTCGGTTTCACCTTCCTCTTCTTCTCCTCCGAGCGCGGCAATATAAAGGTCGTTAAGCGTGTCTAAAACACTCATGTCGGATAGCTTAAGATCATCGACTGTAAATTGACCTGCGTACATATCAACAAACATTTGCAAGTAAGATTCGTTAAGTTTTCTATGCGCTTTAGAATCTAAGCGTCTTTTCTCATCGCTAAACACAGCGCTTTGTCTAACTTGATGCTCAACAGCCAACAAATTATCTTCGACGTTGATGAAGTCTTTTTTAAATTCCTTATCAACACCGCCTTTTTTTAAGGTAATTTCGTACATATCTACTCCTTATCAAAAATAAAAGGTCACATTTAAGCTGCGACCTTAAAAATTACATAACCTCACCTGCTTGTTTCGCAATTGGTATTTTTTTGATTTCTGTATCAACGCAGCCGACAAATACACATTTTAAAAATTCATTCAAATCAAAACCGCTATTACCCTCGCGTCCAACTAAAAGCACTTCTTCTTTTGGTCCGCGGGCAACAAAGTTACCCGTTGTAGTATCTGGTTTCGGATCAGGTGCGCCTTCTTTTGTTTGTGCCTCCATTCCCGGAAGATTAAATTTCCCTTTAAGCAACGCAATCCAAATCGCCTTACCGTTTTCATCGCTAGTCCTAAATAAACAAACAATGTCATTTGGCGTTAGGTTTTTGTTGTACTTCTCAACACCTTTTTCTACTGTGATTCCAAAGAAATCTTTGCGTGCATCTGATGTTAAATCTAACAACTCGATTTCAAGTTTTGTCTCGCTGATTCCACCTGATAATACAACGTAAGGTCCATCGTCTGCTGGCACAGTGACCAATTCATTGGTAATATCAAGTTTTGCGGATTTCATTCCCGGCAAATGCTTTATACTCTCTGCTTTTGTAACCTTGTCATTTCCGTCTAGTACTCCATAGTAAAAATCACGTAGTCCAAATTTTACTTTTCCCATTTTGTCCTCTTTCTTTTTAATAAAAATCAAAATAGCGGTATTTCCTTACATTCATGAGTAAGTCAATATCGCTATCTTTATACCTTGGTTTTTCGTTTGCGGTGTATCTTTCAAAACCGCCTTTTTTTAAAATATCATCTATACATTTGCTAATTTGGTCAGCTTCTGAAGCTGTTTTGCACCAAAAATTGATGGTGATACGTTGCTCATTACAAAGTATCTCGTCATCAGCATAATCGGTAGGACCATCTAACGTTGTTTTGATACGCATAAACGGTGCTAGTTCTACCTTTCGCAAGTCAACTGGATTATCTGGGATAACATATGTAAATATGCCTTGCTTAAATCCATTTTTAAAAGTACCGCCTCTGAGCCTATCCAACAGCTCATTTAGCGTCTTATCGTTACTTAATAATTTATAAGCTGCTGTTTCAGCAATCAAAGTCCTAGTCCCTCCTTGACTTTTTCAGCATAGATTTGTCTAGCCCTTGGTGTCATCTGATTAATCGTCTTTTCCTTAAAGTCTTGTCCTTGTTGGTAAATCGTACCATCATTTGGATAATGCGCACGCCAACCTGTGGCTTTACCGTAACCGATTTCCTTAGATACAATCCCAGCATTAGCGCCTTTAAAACTGCTGATAACTGTATCTTCTTGTAGCCGCTCATCTGTTTCAATCTCATAAACAGGGGTATTTGATTTGAGGGTCTTCTCAAATTCTTTCGCAACCTTAGTCACGGCAGCTTTTGCGGTTTTTGGGGCTTTTACTTCAAGCTTTGTCAGATTAGCTAATATTTCATCTAAACCTCTTGTCATGACATGCTCACTCCACTAATCATAGTAATATCTTTGCCAGATTCGTCAGATTCGATTTTATCTATCTTATAGATGCGCTTGTTAAATTCAACAAACATCGTGTTATCTATAGATAACTTAGGATTATACCTAATCAAAAAGACCTTTGTATCCTTATTTGTTGGCAAATTGCTAGCGTTTTGAAACTTTGATTGGTAATTAAAGTCTCTTAATTGAGTTTTCAGCACTTCTGCCCAACATGTATAGATGTCTTTTCTAATTGCAGAGATAACCTCTCCGTCTTCATTCTGTCCACCCGACTGGCCGAAAATCGTTATCCTGACGTTCATTTTGCGTGTAATCATGAACCATCACCCCGCAATCGTAATTGATGGATGATATTTAAAACGCCATTTGCCAACGGATAGCGAAAACTATCCGCAGACAAACCACGATGATCGTATTCTTCCTTGACTTGCTTTTTGACAGCTAAAGTAAATTTAGCGTGACCTTTGAACTTTTCAGGAGTAGAACCGTCTTCTATTGCAAAACAGATTTGTTCTTGAGCAGATTCAATCATTTCTTTGATGATGTCGTCTTCAAAATCAAAGTCAATTTTACAATAGAGTTTTACACTCTCTAATAACTCTTTCGATACAGCCATAGCTATACCTCTTCAACGCCTGCTAGTGCAAGTAAATCTGATTTCAAGGTCTTACCACTAAAGTCAATTCCCTTGCTTGTTAAATAGCGTTTGATTTCTTCTACAGTGCTCTTACTAGTTGGTTTCGCCTCTTTTTCAGAGGCTTTCACTGGGTGTACAAGTAACAAAGAAACCTGCGTTTTTATCTACTGTAGCAACACCGAAACGTAACACAGCTTGCAAATATTGACCGTAAATGTCATTATCGACCCAACGCAAACCTAAGTCTTTGCGTTCAGCAAATAACACGCCGCGTTTAAAGTCACCAACAAAAGCTGACAGTTTGTTTTCTTCGCCAAAAACATCATCCGAAAGTACAAAGACAGGTTTCCCGTTGAACACTTTCCCAGATGAAGAAATAATAGAATCTTGAAGCAAATAACGCCCGTTTTCATCTTTGAGCGTATCTAGCCAGTTGTAAAAACTTTGAGAAACAACAAAGGAAATATTGTAAGCAGGGTCGAAGTCAACGTTAATAATTTTCTTGAGTCCGTCTAAATCCTCAATTTTCTTAGCATCAAATTTTTTCAAAACTTCTGCAATCACTGAGTTAGTGGTATTGACTTTAAGTTGACTAGCTGTTTCTGCAACAATTGCCATCAAGTCCACATCTGCATCATCAATACTTTCTTGTGACAATGGAATTGCTCCTCGATAAGTCTCTACTGACCATTCAACTTCTTCAAATTCTGGTTTAGCAAGCGCAGGATTTTTTTCCAATTCTTTCACACTAACCATTTTTGCCGTTGCTTTTTTTAGGACAGGATACTTACCAGAAGCTTTTTTGGCTTGATAAGTCGTTGTAAATTGTTTTAAATCAACTACAGTTTTTACTTCTCTGGTAGGTACGTAAGAAATTTCTTCACTTGATACAGGTTTTGCATCTGTTTTCTTAATCCCATCCTTGCCAGGATCTACTGGAGTAGTGCTATTAGACACGACGTTCATAGGAATAAGCACCTCGCCTTTCCCTTCTGTCTTCAAATCATTAATTTGTGTACCTTTTGAACGAATAAACGCATTTACTTTATCTTTTAATGTCATTTCTTCTTCAACTTTGATTTTGTTGCTAGCCAAGTTTTCTGCTCCTCCTTTTTCGGCGCTTGATTCATATAACTTCAAGTCGTTTTCTGCTTCTGCTAGGTTCGCTTTAGCTTGTTCAACTTCTGCTTTAATTGAGCGAGCAGCTTCAAGATCATCTGATTCCAAAGCATTTTTGACTTGCGCTGTCTTAGTAACAATCGTGTTGTTTAAGTCAGCAATTGTTGCTTTGATTTCTTTAATTTTTTCTTCAAACATTAATTTCCTCCAATAAAAAAAGAGCTTATAGCCCTTGTAAAATTTCTTCTTTTTCGATTTCTAGTAGCATATTGCGAATTTCTTTTTTACGTTTATTTCTACTTGCGTAATAATCATCAATTACCGCTTGTGGCAACATTGAATTATCAATGCTAGCAACTGCTTCAAAAGACATCACTTCGTCAGCAAAACCTTTTTCTACGGCATCTTGAGCAGACATAAACGTTTCATTCCGCATTAAATCCATAATTTCATCTTCAGACAACCCTGTTTTTGCGACATAGGCATTCACAATAGCTTTATCACTTGATTTTAAGGCGTTAGAAGCTTTGTCTAGGTCATCGCTATTACCAGACACCCAATTAAACAAAGCCTTATGGACCATCATCTGAGCGGTTGGACTCATGACGACTTTATCGGCTCCCATAACAGCCACTGATGCTGCACTTGCAGCCATGCCGGTGATTTCTGCGGTTACTTTTCCTTTGTAATTTCGCAAAGCGGTATAGATTTCACTCCCTACTGTAACAAGACCACCATTTGAATTAACTTCCAAAATAATGTCGCTATTGTCTTCAGGTAGTTTCTCGATAATGCTTTTAGCGCTAGCAGCTTCCATTCCGTAATAGTTGTAAACTTCTTGAGAGTTATTTGCAATTAGCGGCCCTTTAAGATTTATCCTCTTTGGCATTTACCTCACCTCCTTTCCCTTTGATACCAACCTTGTCTTGATATTCTTCTTTTTTGTCTAAAAAGACGTAGTTTAGGCTCGACTGGTATCTGTCCATATTTGGATCTGTTGATTTCTGCTTACCTAACTCAATAAGGCCTTGGTTAGGCGTCAAAATTTGGCTATTAACCAATTTGACAATCTCATCAACATTACGACCTGTAACACTCCGTGTGTCAAATTCGATATGATACAGACGTCTGTCCTTGTCATTCAATGTTTTAAGCCCTAATTCGCTTGTGATAGCATCAAAATAAAACGGTAAATCATTCGTGACATAATCTTCCATAAGTTGAGCCACAGACTGGTTCGGGCTATTGACTCCAAGTTTGTAACTAGGAACCCGCAAAGCTTTTGCGATTTGGGCCGTGGAAAAATTGTTACTTGTAATTAATTGCAATACGTTAGTATCGATTTCAAGCGGCGTGTATTCCATGGTACTATCAAACACCAATGGACTGCCACCGACCGAACCCTCGCGCATTTTCTCAAACTCTTGACGTGCTCGCTGCCGTGCGTCTCCGCTTAATTGAGCACCTTTCATAGTTAAGATACCGCTAGAAAATCCATCTTTAAAGAATTTAATTAAGGTATTGATACCACCTGTTTGCAAATCAATCTCATCTCCTAAAGACAGTAGCGGAGACCTGCCAAGGATTGTGTCGTGACTAAAAAACTTCCAGTGTACAACATCATGAGCAAAGCATTTAACCTGTTTTGCTGTTAACGTATCAGTAAAAGTGTAGATGATTTCGTGACTATCCGTTTCCTCTACTGTTGTTTCTGATGGCCTGTAAAATTGGAATTGCAAAGCTTGATTAGTCTTTGGATCTCTCAAAATACGCGAAAAAGAATTACCAGTCAAAATGGCATTTACTGCCATAGCAAATTTCCATGTCCTGGCGCTCGCATTTTTTGTAGATTTAACATTTAAAAGATAATTAATATCCTCATCATGGATAATGTCCCCATTAACATCCTTTTTAACAAGCGGGAACCTAGCAATATCCCCAGCTATAATAGACGTTGCTGTTAAAATATCGCTATTCTTCAAAGCCGACACCCCTAAGTATTTTTGAGAGACATCACCAGCTAAAACAGATGATATATAGTCATCGTAGGACACCTTTGAACTGCCCAAAGGTCGGAAAAAACTCATCGATTTCTCACCTCCTTTCTAAACCATTAACATCTATTTCCGCCACTTGCGCTTATAATTTTGCTTGATGTGACCAACCTCATCACCAATTGACTTGATAGCTACTTGATTGTCTAGTATCGCTGATTTAACTGCTGCAAGCTCGTTATTTGTAGCTTTGGCATTTGCTGACACGATGGATCGTAATTCGGCGACTTCTTTAATTAGCAACACAATAGCTGTTTCCAATTTTCGTTTTTTCTTAATGCGTTTATTCACGTTTTCCTCCTACGCTATCTACATAGATAGCTAAAACAATTAAAATAAGACCACTGGCAATAAAACCGACTTTATCACCAAACAAAAACAACCCATACATCAATAAACCTAGTCCAGCTAACAAGATTAATGTGTGTATGTTTTTTAAAATAAAATCAATCAAAACAGCGATTCTCCTCCTATTATTTTTTCATTTGTCCAGTAGCCAGAACCATCGAACGGTTCTAAGTAACAAACAGCGTAGCCATCAAGAGCAGCATCAAGCGGGTCAATCTTATTGCTATTCTTATTCTTATCGATCCTCATACCATTATTATCAGTTTTAATATAAGCATTGTTAATAGCCATGGTTAGCAAAGGGTTACCAGAGTGCTTTATTTTGCCTTTTTTGAGGTCGTCACGAAATTGTTTTGTCGGCATGTTCAAAACCATTGTCGTTTGACTAACCTCAATCAGAGGCCACTCTGGATGCCTTTTTTCAATCATTGTAAGTAATGTTCCAAATTGATAAGGGTCAAAACAAATTCCATTAATTTCCCAGTCGTTTGAGTAGACCATCTCTTCAATTTTTTCGAGTACACGTTCATCATCGATGACACCACTTTCTAGGGTGGTTATCTCGCAATAACCTTGGCATTCAAGGTTGCTATAAGATACGCCATCCCGCTTTTCTTTAGCAGTTAAACCATATTTGGTAGCCACAAAAGAAAAGCTGTCGATATACCAAAAATCATCCATCATAACAACTGGTGTGATAGCAAATAAGTCGCTAACACGACCAACGTCAACACCTAACCAAACTCTCCGCTTATTAGTATCTGGCTTATCAATCCGAGCAAGTTCCCAAGTCGTTTTATCGATGTAAGATTCCTCACTAGACTGACGCCACATGTTAAAGTTTTTGATTAATACTTTATTGATTTCACCAGTTTCAAGGGACACTCTACGACGCGTTCTCAGGTAATCCATTAGCTTATCATGTAAAGCTTCAACCTCAAGGATTGGATTTGATTTTATCCAGTTTGATTCGTCTTTAATTTCCTCTTCGTTGTCCTGTTCTGCAACATATCCAAAATAACCCTCGTCTGTGATTTCTCCGTCTAGTATTTTAGTGATGTATGGATACTCAATTGTGTGCATAGGGACATTCAAATCCATCCCTGCCGTCGAAATAATCAAGATAAACGGGTTATCAAGCTGACCTTGACCAGATTCTAAAAGTTCTAACATTTCATTCGTCTTCGATGCTGCAAATTCATCCAAAACGCCAACATAAGGCTCAAATCCATCTACAGCCCCAGTATCTCGACTAAGTGCTCTGATATATGATTCGTCATGTAAGTTTTTAAGCTCATCACGGACAATTTTTGTAGCCTTTCTGACATCAGCGTCCTTCGCTCTGAGAGATGATAACTGCTTCTTTGCCATATCCCAAGCGATTTTAGCCTGCGTTCTATCATTTGCAGTACAAAACAATTGTCTGCTCATAGATGGGTTATGGCCAAACAAAAATTCGTAAAGCAAGATACCAGCTATCAGAATTGTTTTACCGTTTTTACGAGCAACAGAAATCATAGCTTTTCTAAAACGTCTCAAGGAATGATCTGTTTTCTTTCGCCATCCATATAAATTCCCAATAATAAACTTCTGGAACATCGCCAACGGGTAAGGTTTCCCCGTTTTTACATCTGGCAAAATCTCAATAAAGTTAATCGGATCAGCTGCTTTTTCTGGTAAATAGATGAATTTAAAATTATCACCATCTATTTTTTTGAGGTCATTCAAATGTCTTAAACAAGCTCTAAATACCTTCTTACTTGATTTTATCTGTTCGTCAACGACCATTTTTGCATAATAAAAAGCGTCATCTTTATAGATGTCGCTGATTGCTGAATAATCGTATTCCACTTTTATCACCTACAAACCTATACGGAATGATTGGCCTATCGTTTGCATATAATACCGACCACCTTCTTCGCTAATATACTCCACTAAAAAACCATTATCCAACGGATTGTTTTGGGCGTCATCTGAATCATACTTAACAATTAATTTAGTGATACCATTTATTTTCTCACCGTTGATTTCAACAATTGGAAACTTACCATTTTCTAATAGCTTAACAGAAAATTCTTTAACTCGTTCCATTTTTATCCTCCAAATTTATCAAAAATACTCTTAGGCTTTTCCTCTTCTTTAGGAATAAACATTTTCATCCGACTATCCACAGTCAACCCAAGCTGACTTGCGCTACTTCTAATATTCGCTGTGGCTTTTTCTAGTGTTAAAATAAGCGGACTAGGAATAATGCCCTTGTCTGGATCATTCGTAAAATAACCAACCTCATCTAGTTTTCTACTTGTTTCTTTGTAGATAGCATACCATGTGCAATATAACTCTAATAGCCCTCTATCGAGATTTCTTAGGGGTAGGTTTTGGAGGTCTTCTATGATTCTCCTATACTCGTACTTAGCTACATTATTAAAGTGTTCAGGAGGTGTCTTTTGCAACTTTTTAAGACCGTCAGACGCCTTATTTTGCGCGGTTTCTCGCACTATTTTTTCTTCTTTCGTAAGATGCTTTTTTGTCGTTTCGACTAGCTTTAAATTTCTTCCCATAAGACCTCCTTTACACGAACTTTACAGTTTTAAAAATTTCAAAAAGGGAATTTTTTGCACGGAAAAGGGCGCGTTCTTAAGTTTCCGAACAATATAGCCCCGTTTAAAAATGAAGGGGGTAGTTTCCGAATATTATAGCCAGTACCTGTCACCCTTATCCATATAGTAATGAAATCTTCTCCAGTGATAAAGGTATTTGGTTAATCTCATGTACTTTGGACGTTTAGGAAAGTCATCACGACTATAATATCCATGAATGTGTCTTGCTTCTGGATTTACTTTCAAACACTCTTTAAAGGCTAATTGCCAGTAGTAGCAACAGTCTGTCTTGCTTCGATTGAGTGTGGCTTGATGAACCTTCTGACAAGAACCACAAGCAAAGGCATGAGAAGCCTTAAATAATTTCCGACAACGTCTCTCACAGTTAGGACACACGAAAAAGTAACGTTTACCACCATAAGTTCCTGGAATTGTTTCAAGCAATAGACCTTGACCATTGTAGTGAATCACTAGCCCATCTAGGTCTATGCGGATAGCTTGGTCACCTATTGATCCTGTAACTCTTGTCTTCCCCTGTGTCTTCATTGGTTTAATGATATTTTCAATAGATAGTTCTAACATTCTTTCTCCTTAAAACTCAAACAACCCAAAACTATTGATAAAACGACAAAAAGAGGGAAAACCCTCTGAATGTCTATTTAACGAGTAACTGACCTTCAACAACCATATCATACAAATGGTTAAAGGCTTGACTGATAGACTCAAGGATGGCCCCTAAGTCTTCTGGCGTCATCTCTTTATAATTCATAGAGAGGTGTTCAGCCAGTTGGTTGTGATCGGAGATGAAGGCTATAAGTGTGTCTCGATTATTAACTTTCCCTTGAGTACTTTTAGATAAAGAAACCACGCGCTGATGATCAAATTCTTCATCCGTCATATCCTCAGGTTGGTTGTAATAGTCCTTGAAACTGTCACAGATACGCTTGAAGACCTTGCTTAACTTTCTGTCTTCAGCATATTTTAAGACTAACTGATTAGCATGACCACCTTGGTCATCATTGTGATAAGTTGCGTCAATCACTGGTTGCTCATAAGTACCAGTCATATAGCCTAAAATAGCATGACAAGCCACTTGTGCGGTGTCAAAGTCTTTAAACGTGTAGTGGAATGTGAATGTTTTTGGTGTATCTGAAAATGTTCTCATATTATTTCTCTTTTGTGATTGCTATAATGTCTGATAAATTGATTATGGCAGAAGGAGATGCTACCCAGTTTGGCTGTTGGCCAGATAAAAGATATTTGATCAACTCATTATAAAGGGTGCGGTCTCCTTGTATGGTGATGGTGTTACCACCTCGTGTGTGTAATTTTAGTTTCATATCAGTTACCTGTACAAGACCAATAAAGAAGTTGTGGTACTCATGTCTTCATAGTTGCCATAAGTGGCTTCTGAAAACTTGATGTCTATCACAGATACCGATAGGGTAAAGAGATTGACCCGATATTCAAAATCATCTAGTGATTCATTGTGTTTTTGATAAAATAGTTTGATTTTCATTATATAACCTCCGAATTTTATACGTTTTATACGTTTGGTTTTTCAAACGTATAAAATTTAAAGTCAGCCGTATCAAGGGTTTAAGTCTCTTTTTATACGTTTTATACATTTTATACGTTAAATTTAAAAAGTGTATATAAGGATTTTATAAGGGCTATTTATTAATACTCTATACGGGAAATTTTTAAAATAACGTGTTAAACGTGATAAACGTATAAACCCCTTGATATGACTGGGCTATTTCTTTATACGTTTAATTTTTTAAATGCTAAAACGTATAAAATGACTAAGTTTTCTTTTGTTTTTTGTGCGTCGGCCAATGATTGTAATATCCACGTTCATTCTTTGGCTTTTTCCTTTTTTCGGGTGATGCTCTACCGTTAGCGTAAGATGCGCTAGCAAACAGAGGTAGATCTTCTTTAGGATAAAAACCTGTATGGAGCTGTCGGCCTACTGGTATGACCTTCTGGCCTGCTTCAAACCCTTCAGGAAGATTGCTTTTGATTTCTTTATGTAACCCTCTTTCTGATTTTATTTGTTTGATGTCATAGTATTCTAAAAAGCCTTTCCAAACATGATAGACAAAGCTATTAGGAATAAATTCGCTGGTGAGCTCATCCGTGAAGAACTTAGAAACGAAGTCAATAACTGGGTTCATCTCTTTATGGTGTTCTTCCAGTATCTCAATAGATGCTTTTGGATTAATGTCAGTGATTGGTGTTTCAATCGCTAGCTTAAGTAAGTACTCAAGAACTTCTTTGCGATTAATATAATCATTTCTGATAGCTTTGTTGGGCTTTCCTTTAAATACTTTGGTAAAAGGTAAAATCCTAAAGCGTCTATCAATGGCGGACTTATCACCGTTCATCCGTGGTAAACCGTTGGAAGATTGTACCACAGTCATGTTTAAACGGATACTATATGGGCGTTTCCCCTTGTCCTCAATCGTCATAATGTCACCCGTGGCTAAACTAAATATATCAGACGTATCTTTGATAACCGCGTCTTTTTGAATATCATCACCAATTACAATGGATTTCCCTAGAAGTATCGAAGTAGTAAAGCGACTTTTTGCTAGCTCTGTTATTTTAAGGCTTGCCACGTTATCCATACCCACTAAATTAATGAGTAATTGCTGAAAAGTCCCTTTTCCTGTCCCACCTTCACCGAATAACCAGAAGATTTTCTGTAAGGATTGACCTGTGATGCTAGCTTTAATAATCTGAATAGCAAGGTTATAAAGTTCGGCGTCACCGTCAAACAATTCTAAGAGCCAAGCAGTAGGTTTCCAGCCCTTTATTGTGGGTTCTTTAGCTTTCTTATTGTAACCCGTCTTAATTTTGCGAGTGACGGTTATATCTGGAGTTAATTCTTCAAATTGACCAGTTTTATAATTGTAGAGCTGATTTCCGATAACTGTATATTCTCTTTGAATCTCCTTCAGTTGACTTTGCCTAGCAATTTTGTAAAGTGTATCAAAAGCTTGTTTTTCAGTTGCGTTTGGGAAAATAACTGAAATAAGATCTTGTAAAAACTCATTATCTTCTAGCCAAACCCCGTGATCAGGATGAAAAAAGTAAAGTGGGGCTTTTTGTCCTTGAGCTTCAGGTTTAACTCGAATAAAGCGGAGATAGTGTTTGAGCATAATAGCCACGCCCAAAGGTGTTTTAGGTAAAGCTTTTTCACTGGCTTCTTGTCCTTTTTCTTTAGCTAATTCTTCATGTTGTACCTCGGTCAATCTACCCGCTTTTACGTTCTCAAGGTGTTTGCTATCAGCCATAACGCCATCATAGGCAATCTTGAAAGCTTCATCTTTCATCTCTTGACATTCCTTGATAAGCTGACCTCTAACACCTTTGAAAGTGCTGAAATATTTATCTTCATTCTCACGCGCTTCAGTGATTTCATTTTCTAAGTTTTTCAAATCTTCTTGCTCTATGGTTCTACCCTCTCTTTCTGTATTCTGCTTTAGCAATGCTGGTAAACGTCCTATCTATCTCATCAATGGGTAGTGGCTTAGTTGTCACGCTGTTAGCTATTTGTACCAGCTCATAAGCCGTCTCTAAATCACAATCCACCCATTTATTAAATAGCAAGCCAACAAACTTAGTTAAGGCTACGTTGCGCCCGCCTTCGTCTCCAAAACCATTAAACAAGGTATCTATGACCCTCATGGTAATAGAACGCTGACTTCTAGGGCGTGGCGTGTAAGTAGTAACAACTTGTCTGTTTGGCGTGCTACCATTTTTAGGAACAGGATAATCAAGACCATGGTTCACATAGCGCTGATAGCCCTCTGGGTCGCCTGTTGTAACAGGTAAGCCTTGTAATTGTGACCAGGTAAGGCTAGCTAAATCAAACGGCAGTCCAATCTTATCGGCTATCTCCTTGACCACTTGTTTATAAGTTGCTTCAGTCATCACGTCACTAGGCTTCATGACAAGGCGATAACGGGGCTTCTCGGGGGTGTGTTTAATCGTTGGATAAATAATATAACTATACTCCCAAAGCGTCTCAGAAACGATTTTAGGTAGGTTGACGCCTGTTTCTATCTCGTCATAGTCAAGAAAAATCAAATCGCGATAAACTAAACTAGCATTATTGCGCTTATAGCTACCGTTTTTCTCTGCTATGACCTTGCCACTTAGGCAGTAGGGGGCTTGTGTTCCTTTATACTCATTAATGGCCATGCCTTCGGGCGGTTTCAAAGGCTTAAACTGAGCGATATAGTCAAATGGTTCTAAGGGTCCTTTGTAGGGGTACAAATAAGAGCTAAAGCCTCTTGCTTCATAAATAGCCATCTACACATTTACCCCCAAAAAGATAAGAATATCACTGACCTTGTAATAATGTTTCCTGGTGTCTTCTAGTGGTGGTTGGTATCGTCTTAGACCAGCTTTTTCCCACCGTTTTAGAGTTTTGCCTTTGATATTTAATTCCTCTTTGACCTGTTCAGCCGTTATCAACCCTAATACTCTTGGTTTAGGTTTCTGGTAGTCTTCCAAAAAGCGATTAAACGCGGTCAGGTTTTGTTCTAATAGTTTGGCTTCATAATCTTGACTAAATAAGTTCATACCTAACCTCCTTTGAGTAATTCCTTATAACTGGTTAAATCGGCATTCAATAACACACTTAGGCGTTCTTGTTCCTTTTGTACTTGGTTGTAAAAGGCTTTAGCACCATCTAATAATTCTTCTTTGTTAGCTGGAATAAAGTAACCACGATTGAAACCGTGCCTAATGCCGATAATAGGGACGTTATAGCGCGTGATTAAGCTACTGATGATACTTTGGACGGAGCGTTCTTCAAGTTTCAGTATTAAGCTAATCTCTGCCCCTGTAATGGGGTTGTCTGCTCCAACCTTGATCAGATTAAGGACACGTCTATAATTCTCTGGTAGTGTCATTTCGTGTCCTCCTTATCATTTGGAAACAGGATTTGGTTATCAATAACACCAAGCACTTGATTTTTAAGACTATCTTTTAACTCGTTCAATGCTTGTATAACTATATTTAGCCCTTTTTTATATTCCATCTCTATTGGTATTGATTCCAAAAATTTAACAACGGCATCAGCTTTGTTATAGTCACGTTGTGTAGTATTGATAAATATTTTTTTCGTGAATAACGGAAAATCGTCCCACTCTGCTTCAATATCTTCATCTAGCATTTTGATATTTTTGTCTAAAACCCTATCACTCAACCAGTTTGTAGGCTGTTTTTCGCTATCTTCTAGCAATTTTTTAAAATATTCTTCCGTTGTCATGCAGTTCCTCCCTAATTGTAATAATGGTTCTGTGATTGAATATAAGCCCCATAGTTTGCGTTCTTAGGTGGTTTAGGGACTTGGGTATCTTCTGGTAAATCAATGTCTATTAATGACTTAGAAAGGCTAAGAAGAAGCCCTAAGAGACTTAAAACAAAGAATAGAATAAGCGTCTGTGTTGGTGTGAGGTTAAGTTCTTGCATCATGCCGATACCTCACTTAAATAAGTTTCTAGTTCCCCTGAGTCTTTCTCTGAACAAGGTAAACCGTTAACGGCTCTAAAGACAATCTCTGTGGTTCGTTGATAGTCTAAAGCGTCCCATGCTTCTTCAAAGCTGGTGGCACTTTTTCTGAATTTAATGACGTACTCTGTCATAACGTTAGCAATAATTACCCAAGCGATATGTTGGTTATATAGTCGAGTGAAATAGGCTTCTGCTTTATTTTTGCTGAGTTGGCGATTTTTGAACATTTCTAGCTGTTCAGGAGTGTATCTATCTTTTGAAAAAGGATTTGTTTCTACTCTATATTTCATTATGTTTTTTCTCGCTTAATTATTATTTTCTGTGTAGTGTTTTTATTGATTGCTTGTTTCTTATACTAGATTCATGCTAGTTTTAAGGGGTAGCTCCCTACGTATGGTCAAAATAGCTTCAATATGCTATAATATAAGATATAAAACCCTTTTAATAACAGCTTGCCTGCTTTATTAATTGAGTTTAGTTATACTAGTTGAAGGCTTGGAAGTTTGGTCGCTGTCAAAGCCTTTTTTGTTGTTTTCACGCGCATTGTAGCGTGTTTTTTAATGCCATTGTCTTAATATCTTGATAGGTAAAATTAAGATTGATAAGAGCGATTGCCATATCTTCTAAAGCAGTGTACTGTGCTAGTTCAATTGAGTTTAAGCAGTCAATATCAGAATAACCACCTCTGGTTACTTTTAATTGCTTGCTATTCTTACCAGTAACAGCTTTAAGCAATAGATTGTACACAGTCGGATAAGCCATTTTAGGCGCGTGTTCCCATGTCTTGATAGCTTCATTAAGTGTTTTTCGTTTAGGAGCTTCAAGAGAACGCTGTAACCTAATTTGAGTGAGTTCTTCTCGCATTTCAAAGAATGCCTTGACTAGGTTCTTTTTAAACTCTCTGACTGGTTCGGTATTTCCTAGATAGGTAACTAATAAAGTCGCCTGCTGTTCGTTTAAGTGATAAATTCTTCTAGGTCGTCCGCCTAGTGAACCTTTTTCAGGTTTATGGATTTCAAATGACAAAACCCCAAACGCTTCTAAAAGGTAACGCATGGTCACGCAAAGTTACGCAGAATTTTCCATGTTGCGTAACCTACTCAATCTCTTTAGTACCAATCGATTTCAGCATTTATTTAAGAAAGGTTACGCAGTAACAAACAATAAGTCTAATTAATGATTTATTAATTATTTATATATATAGGGGTAGGGTAGGGTGATTTTGCGTTACTGCGTAACCATCCTTCTCTAACGCTATCTATATCAACGTTTTAGAGGTTACGTNAGGGTATGAAATCGAAAATAAAACACGTTTTGATAAATATATCCTTTAAAAAGGTAACGCATGGTCACGCAAAGTTACGCAGAATTTTCCATGTTGCGTAACCTACTCAATCTCTTTAGTACCAATCGATTTCAGCATTTATTTAAGAAAGGTTACGCAGTAACAAACAATAAGTCTAATTAATGATTTATTAATTATTTATATATATAGGGGTAGGGTAGGGTGATTTTGCGTTACTGCGTAACCATCCTTCTCTAACGCTATCTATATCAACGTTTTAGAGGTTACGTAGTAAAAAAGGAGGTGCGTTACCTTATGTACCACACTACTGCACTTTCGTTCTTAATCCTTTTTATGCTTATCAATCAGCTTTCTAACTGAAATAATGTCAATTTCAGCATGTTCAGCTATGATGTCGTGTGTGGTGCAAGGCTCTTTCTTACCATCCATGTAAACTAGGTTCATGGTAATCCTCCTTTATCCATAGAGTTCCGTTAGTTCTTTAAAATACTGATCAGGAATTTCATCCATAGCCACTTGTTGTAATTGAATGGCCTTTAAACGATTGGTGTCGCTAGCAGTCGGTTTATTAATAATTTCAGCCGTTGCCTGTACTTGCTTGAAATACTCTTCAAGCTTAAGTTGCCTTCCTGCGGAAACTTCTTCGGATATGGCTTTTCTGTTATTGATAATTTCAAAGGTATCAATTTCACCGTTTGCCATGGTGTAATCAATGTTATTTCGATACCGCCAAGCTGCCAGCCTAAGCTTGATGTCTTTTTCAGACCAATCGGGAAGCCGCTCAGCAATCAGCTCTAGGCTCATTGTTCCTGTATCGTCAAATATCTGATGTAATAATTCTTGTGTAAATGGTGTTCTAGCCATTTGTTATTTACCTGCCTTTCTTAATCGGTGATAGCTAAGAAGTCGCTAACAGTTTGATTAGCGAGCTGTGCTATTCTTAATAGACTGTTTCTATTCGGGAGGTTTCTTCCTTTCTCCCAATTATTAACAGTACCTTTAGAAGTGCCAAAGCGTTTTCCGAATTCCTCCATAGTTTCGCCTAAGTTAAGGCGAATAGTTTTGATTTTGTCACCCACTGTCATTTCTTGCCTGCCTTTCTAATTAATAAAGTACTATTATTTTCGTACTTTTTTACCTAAAAAAAGGTTATCAATAGTGACACCGTACAAAGATGATAATTTTTGCAATAGTCCTAAAGAAATATCGGAGCTATCTTTTTCGTACTTTGAAATAGTTTGGGGATTTTTCCCAACCGCTCCAGCTACTTGTTTTAAAGTGTAACCAGCGTTGATTCGGGCAGCTTTTAGTGTAATTTGCGTCATGTTTTCAACTCCTTTCTAAAAAGCTATGGCTTAATAGTACTATTATTTTCGTACCAAGTCAATGATTTTTGTAGAAAAATATTAAAAAAATAGTACTTTTAGGTTTATTTGTGTTAGAATTAATTCAGATACAAAAAGAAAGGGGTAAGAGAAATGGCTAAAAATAGTCCCCAAGATTTAATAAATAGAGAAATTTTCTCAACAAATCTCAACATGCTTATGGCTAAAAAGAATATCAAACAGATAGATATTCACAACAAACTAGGAATACCTAAGAGTACGATAACTGGCTATGTTAAAGGTCGTTCACTCCCAACTGCTGGAAACGTTCAAAAGCTGGCGGACTTCTTCGGAGTTCTAAAATCAGACATTGACCCCCGTTTTGATTCTAATAATATTGAAACAAATAGTAATATTATCCCATCAACCCTACAAAAAGTAACATCTACTTTATCTCAGCTAGAACACAAGCGACAATTAAACGTCCTTGATTATGCTGAAACACAATTAGAACAACAAAACACAGTAGAAGAACCACAAGCCACCTACTACACTTACAATTACTACGACCACGCAGCTTCAGCTGGTACAGGTCAGTATCTAAATGATGTACAAGTAGAAACAATTGAATTACCAGTCGATTACGACGCTGATTTTGTCATACCGGTTTATGGCGATTCTATGGAACCCGAATACCATTCTGGGGACTATGTATTTATCAAACTATCTATTAACCTGTCAGATGGTGATATAGGAGTTTTTGAGTATTACGGTGATGCTTATATCAAACAACTTGTTATAAACGATTCTGGAGCATTTCTGCATAGTCTGAACGACAAGTATGACGATATACTCATAGATAGAGATAGTGATTTCCGTATTATCGGAGAAGTTATTGGGAGTTTTACATCTAAATCATGACTATCTGATACCCACGCGCCGAATTCCACTATTTTCCACTAATTTTGGTTGCTTTACCTTTAAGGACTCGCATTTTGCTCTTTAAGACAGCCGAAAAGTCCGATTTTCTGAATACTATATGCTAAAAATGCCAACTGATTTTAGAAGCTGTCACAACGGAAAAAGTAAATTAATAAACGACCGATATATCAAGTTTTTTAAGTGAATTTACCGAGCGTTTTACAACTATTGAAATAGGTTGACGTATTATGTCAGTATGTGCCAACATTTTCCAGCATTCCGAAATGCGACCATGTGTTCGTGTTTGGGAGTAGTAACCTTCTATTCTCTAAGTTCGCTCGAAGTTCAGCATTATGCGCGTGGAACAAATTTAGCTACCTTACAGTTACCACTCAATAACGACCTGTTAAATTTTCATGTCTAAATGCCAATTTTATTATCTTTACCTACGCGCAAATACCTTGATACGCCTTTAATTTTCTTTAATTACAAGACCCTCAAAACTTGACAAAAATTGAGGTATAATCTGAACTTTTCTGAACTTTTTGTCAGCGGTAATTAAAAAAACTATCTGCGCGTGGTCAGTGGTTGCATAAAGCATTATAAATTCTTGCATAAAATTATTTTTATTCATTTTGATAACACTAAGGAATGTTGAGAGCGCTAAAGACTATACTTTCTAACTATACCCTTTGACTTCTTTATCAAACAAAGCTATAATGGACATAGAAAAAGGAGATTGCGCAAACAATCTCCTGTGGTAACACCGTTTAAGACGGCAGCCTTACCGTATTTGTTTATATTTTCTATAAACCGTCCACGATTGGCTAAAGTGTGGGACGGTTTTTCTATTTGTTCTTGTTATTCATGATAGCTACTATCAGAGTACCAAAGGCAATCATCAAAGTAAGCGTTTCATAAACTGACAAACCTTGTCGTCTCCTTTCTTTTGGTTTCTGTGACTTACATACATAAATACCACCTCCAGACATAAGGCTACGACTACCGTCTTTTACTTTGTTACGAGGTTTATTGTATCATAGGGACAGACATTCTCAAGAGCTCGAATCTATGTAAACCTTGACCTAGTTTTTAGACATGCAAAACTTCTTCTGAAACTCTCTATACCTTACAAAACCAAATAAAAAAGACCCCGCAAGTTTTCCACGCCCGCAAGGTCTTAAAAAGACTAATATTATACCATGATTTTCTTTTATAATATTTCGGATATTTACCCGATACCATTATTATACCATGATATGAACTAATCTAAAACCCTTTTGATAATAGCTTGCCTGCTGATGGAAAGGTTTATAATCATGAAAATAACAGAACATAAGAAGAAAAACGGTACAATCGTTTATCGTGCTAGTATTTATCTAGGCATTGACCAAATGACAGGTAAGAGAGTAAAAACAAGCATCACAGGAAGAACAAGAAAAGAAGTTAATCAAAAAGCCAAGCACGCGCAGCTTGACTTCCTATCTAATGGATCTACAATTAAAAGAAAAGTTGTGATTAAAACATTTAAAGAACTTAGTCATTTATGGCTTGAAACCTATAAGTTAACAGTAAAGCCTCAAACTTATGATGCTACTGTTACTAGACTTAATCGACATATTATGCCAACTCTGGGCAATATGAAGGTTGATAAGATAACCGCTAGTGATATTCAAATGCTGATTAATAGATTATCTAAATATTACGTCAATTATACTGCGGTACGTTCAGTCATCCGAAAAGTTCTCCAACAAGGAGTATTGCTAGGGCTAATAGATTATAACTCAGCAAGAGATATTATCCTTCCAAGGAAGCAGCCAAACGCTAAGAAAAAAGTTAAGTTTATTGATCCGTCTGATTTGAAATCTTTTTTAGAACATTTAGAAACTAGTCAACACAAACGCTATAACCTTTACTTTGATGCAGTTCTCTACCAACTTTTATTATCCACTGGCTTGAGGATAGGCGAAGCCTGTGCATTAGAGTGGGGAGATATTGACCTAGAAAATGGTACAATAGCCATTAATAAGACTTACAATAAAAATTTGAAGTTTTTGAGTACAGCTAAAACCCAGTCAGGCAATAGAGTGGTTAGTGTTGATAAAAAGACCCTTAGAAGCCTAAAGCTCTATCAAATGAGACAGCGACAATTATTTAATGAGGTTGGTGCGCGTGTGTCGGAGGTAGTGTTTGCCACACCAACACGAAAGTATTTTAATGCTTCGGTTAGACAAAGCGCTTTAGATACTAGGTGTAAGGAAGCAGGGATTGAACGCTTTACCTTTCACGCTTTTAGACACACTCACGCTAGTTTATTGCTGAACGCTGGTATTAGTTATAAGGAACTTCAGTACCGTCTAGGACATGCGAATATCAGCATGACTTTGGATACCTATGGCCATCTTTCTAAGGACAAAGAAAAAGAAGCTGTTTTATATTATGAAAAGGCTATGAATAATTTATAA